CCTGTTCATCGCGCAACGCTTGTTCATCCGGTATTAGCTTGGCGGGCACGCCAGATCGTTCCGCAAGCCAGCGCCCGGCCTTAACCGGATCAAGGCCTGCTTTCACCATTTCCATGCCTGGCTCGCCAAGGCTCATGACGCCAGCGGTGAATTGCATGACGGATTGAACATCGGCCACGTCCTGCGCGCGGGCCAATGGGCTGGTGGTTTTGGTGCGGATCAGGTCTTGTTGCAGCGCTTCCATCACGCCTTTGAATTGCGGCGCGGCGAATTGCCCGGCTTCTTCCAGAATATCCATGCAGCGGGTGACGGTTGGTTTTACGGCGTCAATTTCCAAACGGCCAAAAGCGCCCGTGTCTTTCTGGAATTCCCTGACCCGTTCGATTACTTCCGTGGCGGTAAGCCCCACCTGCACTTCTGGCGGCAAGGGGCTATCGAACAGAATTTGCCGGATGCTGGTTTTCAGTTCCGCTTCCATCATTTGGGAAATGTCAAACCGCGCGGGCATTTCTAGGGCCTTTAAGCTCTGGCCCATGGGCCCACCATTTGACCGCACCGGGATCAGCGCATTGGGCTGGATTTTCACCGCGTCCACATTGATTACGCCATCATCCATCACTGTCCACATGGGCGTGACGGCAAAGCTGGCGCTGATCAGCGCCAATTCGCGCAGCTTATTCAGCGTGCGGATATCGGGCAGCGCCATGGTCAGCGGACCCCGGCCATAGGTTTCGCCCGGCGCCTTCATCCAGCGCGTAATGACCCATGGATTGGTGCGGTAGTAGCGCTTGACCAGTTCGGTCTTTGCATCGCGCAATAGCACTTGGAAGCACCATTTGCCTGCTTCGGCGTCATAGGTGGTGCATTGCAGCAGCAGAATTTCATCTTCCGGCGCTGTGCGGATTTTTTCTTCGATCTCGCGCGGCAGGCTTTTGGTGTCCGGGTAGTGGCGCTTGATGTTGCGGGCTGCGATGCGCTGGCTGTAGAACACGCCTTCGATCACGCCAAAGGGGCCTTCATCAAAGGCAACCAAGGCGGCGGGCACGCTGGTAAAGCGCAGCAAAGGGCCGTGGCTGCGGCCTGATGCAAGCCTGCCATTTTCAATTAGAATAGCCGAAACGCCAGCGGCCAAATCATGCGCCGCTTCGTGCATGCAGGGATCGAAGTTGGATTGGCGGATATGCTTAAAAAGAATCTCCGTCAGCCCTTGCACTTCTGCCCGCAAGCGCTTGGTTTCGTCTGTGTCTTCAATGTCTTCTGGCAGGGTCAGTTCTGCCCAGCGCTGGCCTGGCGGAAACAAGGCATTGCAAAGCCGGGTGGCAAAGCGCGCGGTCGAAAGCATGGCCGTGCTGTCATAAACTTCTGAAATGCGTTCCTGGCCGTAGCCATAGCTGGCCCAAGCATCGCGTTCCGGCATGGCATAGCGGTAGCATTCTTTCATAAGCGATGCGAAGGCATCCCGCTTGCGTTCGGCAGTCTGCGCGCGCTTGATCAGCGCTTCGGGTTCCATGGACATGCGTCAGGCCCCCAGATTGGCTTGCACTTGCCGCGTGCCATCAATAATGCCCACTTCATCCAGCAATAGGGAATTGCGCCCGGCCATGCGGGCGCGCCTGGCGCGGGCGGATGCGGCGGCGGATTCCTCCGTGGCTTTGATTTGGTCGGCCTGTTCATTCAGCAAGCGCGCCTGGGCTGCCTGGGCGGCAAGCTGTTCTGGCGTGGGTCCGGGGATGGTGGGCATTTTGATCTGCGGCATGGGGTTCCAGCGTTCGACCATGTTGCCAACTGCACGCAGCGGCTCGCCAAAACGCCAATCAAATGCTTTTTCGATAGGCCTGAAGATATTTCCAAAATTGAAACGCATGATGGCCCCCTTAGCTGTTTGCGGTTGGAAAAACATGGCTTGCGCCAGCGCGGCGCAAGTGGCGGTAAAGCTGGTGCGGCGTGACAATCCAGGGGCGGCCAATGCCCAAAAGCGCCTTCACGAATTCCACGCAGGACATTGGGCCGCGCATCATGGCCTTTGGGGGCGGTTGGGTTTCGTCCACCAAAAGGATCAGCGCGCCATGCTGTTCCTGCAAATTCCGCGCGCATTGGCCAATGCTGACATTTAGAAACTCCACCCGCGCATAGCTGCCAAGGTGTTCGGCTATCAGCGTGCAATCCGGCCCGGCATAGCGCAGCAAAACGCAATGCCGCCAAGCGGGATGCAGGCGGCGCAGATACCAAGGCTGCCGCAAGCCATTCATTTGCGCTGGAAAGCACACAAAGGAATAGGTTGCGCCGGTGAAATCGCGGCTTGGCAGGGCGGGCAGTGTGATCATTGCGGGCGGAAGGTCGTAGCCATTTCGCCGCGCTCGGGCGGTGCCTGGCGGTGATTGGCCGCGCCCGTCCTGTCATGCTGCGCTTTGTATTCCAGCAACATGGAAATCGCATTGGCTGCGGGTTCCTGGCCAAACAGGGCGGCGCGGCGCTGTAGCCAATCATAATGCCGCAACGGCAAGCGCAGCTGCACCGTCACAAAATCCACGCCTTCCTGCGGGGCGATATCGGCGCCGGGATCGGGCTCAGGTACTGAATTGGTTTGAAGGGTTAAGGTCATGTCAATTCATCCTTTGGGTTGCGAAAACATTGATCTGCGCGCGGCGCAGAATGGGCCTTGTGGCCTGGGCGCGCTTTTGGCCCCGGCCTAGGACTTCGTGATAAGCGCCACCATCCAGCAGCGCGTATTGATCAGCTTCCACCAGGTGCGATGCCCAATTCTTGGCGGGCTTGGTCTCCTGCCGCACCGTGCCGGCGCTGCGCACAAGCGGGTAGAAGTAATCGCGGGAAAGGGCCTTGCGCGTCAGCGTGCAAGATGGGTCAATCAGCAGGCCCGGCACGCGGCCATCAATGAGGCGCGTCATGGGCAAGCGCAGCGCTTCTTGCCGGGGGGTCGGGTCATTGGTGGGCGCTGGCGCCACGGCGATATTGGCCACGCGCGCAACCGTATCAATCCAGCTTGCTTCACCTGCGCGGGTATCAGCGCCATGGGCGGCGGACGGATCGGCATGCGCGCGAATGGCCAGCCCGCGAAAGCGGTCTGCCAGAATTTCGGCCAGTTCTTCGCCAAACCGATTTGGGCCGGTGATGCTGCCGCCGATCTTCTCATGCGTCGAAAGCTCGGCCAGCTTGCGCCATTGGCCATTGGCGGCGCGCTGCCAGAAGCCTGCCGCCGGCGTGCCGCCGGCGTCCATGCCGATGATCAGCGGGCGGTCCAGAATATCCAAAGGCTCCTTGGCCATGTGGATATCGTCATTAAATTCCTGATAAACCGCCGTGCCGCTTTTGCTGATCCCTGGCATGTTATCCACCATGCGGCGCGCTTCCTCTTTCTTGAGAACCTTCTTCATTTCAATGTAAAAATTAGGCGCCAGATTGCGCATGTTTTCGGCGCCTGGGTCCATGCCGCCGGGCTGGCGGTAAAGCTTGTGGCCATCGCGCGGCGCATCCATGAAATCCGCCAATACCCAATTGTCGAATTCCGGTGCATTGCAGGTGGCCCAAGCCTGCTTTGGGTTGATTTTGAGCGTTTCGCTTGGATAGCGCCCGCACCGGGACCAAACCCAGGCCAGCGTTTCAGGCAGCATCAAATCCACCTCGTCAATAAAAGCGAAGGAACCTTCCCAGCCGCGCATGGCTTCTTCAACGCGCTGGTCGCCAAGGGCGATGAATTCCACCCGCATGTGAATGGGCTGGTGGTCGCCGGGGTGGGTCAGGTTCAATTCATGGGTGGCGGGATCGCCTTGGCCACCACGCCAATTCCCCATCGTGCGGGGAAACCATGCGTTCCAGGATGCCATGGTGGTTTTTTCAAGGTCTTTTTGCAGGCGCCGGATGACGCCGAATTTTACGCGACGGATACCATCTGGCGCGGCGGGCCAAAGGTAGCTGCGCACCATAGCGCGCATTAGCCCCGTGATTGTCTTGCCTGATCCGACTGGCCCCATCAGCAAGGCAACCGGGTCTTCGCATTCCAGGAAGGCTTGCGCGACCGGGCCGGGCGGCTCCCAAACGGCTGCGGTCATATACCGGTTCCGTTGGTGACAATGACCGGCTGCGGCGCTGCCAGCGCTTTGATTTCATCCAGCGCCTTGATCGCATCGCGCGGGCGGTTGCTGGCGATATAGGCTTTGGCAACCGCGCATAGGGTCATGATTTCAGAAGCGGTTTCCGGCACCATCATGATGGCTGATCTTCCAGCGCCAGCGCTTCTTCTAAAATGGTTTCCGCGCGCTTGATCTTGGCCCAAAGCACACTTGCGCCATTCAGTTTCATTTCATGGCTGGCCGCTGCTGTGCAATTTTGCCGCGCTGCTGCGACATAATGGTATGGCACAGACTTTTCTATATCTTCCGGCGTCTCGATCAGGCGCGGGGATATCTTCCGGTTTTTCAGCCTATTCTCCATTTTCGTTCCCCGCACCATCCAAAGCCAATTCCACCGGGATCAGCGCGCATCGCGCCGTCACGCCGCCAAAGCGCAAGGTGCTGCCATTGCTGGCGCCCTCCGCACTTTCCAGCGCGCTTTTCCAGCCGCCGGCGGCACCGCTGCGCGGCTTCCAATGCGTGTCCCGGAAAATCTGCGCCAAGCCCGCATGGCTATTGGCCACGGCAAGCCAGCCAAGCGGGTTCTTGCTGCCCGGGTCTTCCAGCGGGCGGTCGTTCACTTTCATGGGATGAAAGCGCAGCCCAATCGCTTGCAGCACGCGGTTGGCGTCATCGCGTTCACCGCGAAAGGGGCGGCGCGGCTCGCCCGTGTCCGTGTCCTGCAAAACCGCGCGGCCTGCGGCAACGGCAATCACCGTGCCGATCGCGCGCTGCTCGCCAGATTTGAAGCCTTGGCACATCATGGAAGTGAGGTGGTCAAGGCACCAGCGCCATTCCGGGCGTTCCTCGGCGCGTTCGCTTTTGGTGGCGTCCACCATGCGCGCCACCATTTCCGCCCGCGTGTCGCTATCGGCTGGGGCGTCATGGCGCAGCACGTCTTGCACCGCCAGCAGCGTGCCGAATTGGTCCGCCTGGCGCGCATCCATCCCTGCGGTCATCAGGCTATCGCGCCAGATTGGCAATTCTTCCTGGAACGCATGCCAGCGGTCCATCATCCGCCGGAAGATGCGCTTGCCCAGCGTTTGCAATTCATCTTCCGACACCTTGGGTGGGCGACCAGAGGTTACGCACTTTGCGTCAAGAAAGATGATGCGGCTGGCATCCTGTGCTTTCAGCGGCGGGCGCAGCACGGATGCAAATAGGCCCATGAAGCGCGCTGCCTGCGTGATCACTTGCTGATCGGTGGTGGCGCGCATGACCAAGCCGCCACTGGCGGCAAGGCGCAGAAGTTCCACCTTGGCATTTAGGCGAGACATATCTTCCGATGGCTCGGCTTCATCGTGCAAAACCGGGACCGAATCATGCTGCAACGCACCTCGGATGGATGCGGCCGAAGCATCTGCCACCAGCCGCGCGTAATCCCCGCGATGCAGTAGCTCGGCAATCATGCCCATCAGGGTGGTTTTGCCTGATCCGCGTTCCCCGGCAATCCAGGCTTGCGGGCGCCAGCGCAGCGCGCCGCAGATAAAGGCGCCCGCAATCCAGCCGGTCAGCAAAATCGGATCTATTTCAGGCCGGCGCCATTGCCATTTGGAAAGCAGCGCCAGCAATTGCTCGCCCGGTCCATCCGGGCCATCGGTTTGATATTCGCGCGCCGGGCCGGGGCGGGATGGCCGCACGGGGTAAATATGCCGCCCGCGCGCGCCGGGTCTTTGGGTGGCCCCGCCGGCAATCAGGGTGGACCCAAGATGCACTACCAAATCATCATCTTCGCCAGCCCATGCGCCCGTGCCGCGTAGGCGGTCTTCACCGGACCAAGCGCCTTCCATGGCGCAAGCATTGATCAGCGCGCCGGCAACATCATCCGGCCGGAAATCTGTGGTCAGCCCTTCCTTGCTGGTTTTGGGCCAATGCTTTCGCAGATAGCTTTCGTTGGGCGCGAATAACCCCCTGACCACATGCTTGGAATGCTGCTTGATGGCCACGGCGCAGAAGATGCCCCCGGCGTTCAAATAGTAATTGGTTGCCCCATCCGTGCCGAGCGCCACCACCTGGCAATCATCCGGCAATAGGCCCCCGCCGTTTTTCTTCCGCGCTTCCGGCGCGTTCCGCACTGCGGCGCGGATCGGCGTCACCTTGCCATCATCACGCGGCGCGGGTGTTGGTTCTGTCATGATGCGGCCGAAAAAGCGAACTGGCGAACGCCATTGGTTGGCTCAATTTCGTCCGCGACAAAGACCGAGTAATGATAGGCGCGCTGCTTTGGTATGAGCGTCGCCGCTTCAGCTAAATACGCCGCCTCTGGCCCAAACAATACTTCCTTTGATATTCTGGAAACATCAAATTTGGCATCAATCGCTTTGTCATAGCTGCGCAAATGCCGCACATCCCAAAGATATTGCTGAAAGTTTTGGGTGTCGCCTTTCCATTCAGTGTATGGAATGCGCTTGGTGGCATACCAAAAAGAAGAATACGGGTTTGCCCAAATAGATGGCTTGCCCGGTTTGCCTAGGTTCCAAATGACTACGGTTTTCATGCTGCTTTCCCTCCCAAAATCGCCTGGTGCCAGGCGTTAAAATCCTTGTGGCCGGGCGGCGGAAAAACTTCTTTCACGCTGCGGCCCTGTTCCATGTATTGGCGTACTGCTCTCTCACGGCCGGCGCGGGCTGCGGGGTTTTCGCCGTCCCTATCGAAAGCCAGGATCAGGTCCGTCAGTTGCGCGGGCAGTTGCACATTCCCCAAATTGGAAAGGCTGATCGCTGCCAGCACACGCAAGGCGGCGTCATGCAGCGCCAGCGTCAGCGCATCCTCGATCCCCTCACATATCGCCACCACGTCATTTTCCGGGGCCTGCGCCAATGGCCGCGCCGATGCGCCGCGCCAGATTGCAATGGCCCCGCCTTGGTAGCTGCCCAGCACTTTCTTGGCCGTGCGCAAGGGCGCCTTGGTCCATCGGCCATCCCGCTGCGCCAGCCAGGTGCGATGCGTGGCCACATGCTCCCCACGCCGATTGATCGCCGCCACCATGGCGGGAAGCTCGGCATTAACCTCGGCATTCCAGCACTTGGCCGCAAAGCGCAGCGCGCCCGGCGCGCGGCCCAGTTGCGCGAAGTCAATGCTGCGGCCTGCCAGATATTCTTCCGCCGGGGTGCCAAGGATGGGCACCGCATCCAGCCAAATCTTCCGGGCCTTGAGCAAGCGGCCTTCATTGTCCAATTCTGCCATGCGCGGCTTGGCGGCTGGCACTTGCGGGGCCTGCTGGCGGAAGGGGCGGCCATCATCGCCCATGCCAAGCCATTGCCGAGCCCAGCGCAGGGCTTGCCCTTTGTCCCCGCCAAAGCGGCAATGCGCTATCAGGTCCAGCGCATCACCGGCACTGCCGCCGCCGTTGAATTCCGCCCATACGCCCGCGCGGTCGCCAGTCAGCCGCACGCCCACACTCTGGCCCGGCGCCCCGGTCAGGTCGCCCGCGCGCCATTCCTGGCCATCCCGCTTGCCGCCGGGCAGCAATTCCCGGCAAAGCGGTTCGATCTGCGCGCGCAAGGCGGCGATGATCGTATAGATGTCGTGAATGTGGCGCTGGGTCATCCCTCGCCTCTGTGGATTTCGCACCGGAAGATGAACTTGCTTGGCGGGTAGAACTCTGCCCGGCATCGCAGGCAGCGGCGCGGCTTGGGGGCGTCTGGGGTTTGGCGGGGTTTGGAATGATCCCGGTGGCTTTTGGCTTGGACAGTCTGGCCCTTCACGCAGCCCAAATGCGAAGCTCTGCTCCGAACCGTTACCTCATCCCGGCCAAGCGCATCCGCGATATCCGCAAACCGCATGCGCGGCGTGGCCTGCCGCCCCGCCAAAATCGCCGCGTCTTCCGCCGGCGTGAACCGCCGCCGCCGCAGCTTGCCATCCGCGACCGCCCCCGGCTCCCCACCCTGGAAAGGGGGGGCGAAGTTTTCCGCCCTACCCCCCGCCCGTAGGGCCTGAGGTTTTTCGCTTTGCTCCCCGTGCGCAGGGGCGGACAGGGAGGCGCGCGCGGGCGCGGGGGGTGGGGGGGGGAGGGGGGCCGGGGGGGTCGCGCGGGCGCGGCGGGGCGCGCGGCCTGGCGCGGGCAGGCTGGCGCGCGAGGCTTCAGGCTGCTGATTGGCGATTAGCTGCCGAGCATGGCCGGAAGCCTTGGTTTGCCTTGGCTTTGCCTGTTCCTTCAAACTGCTGCGCTTCCAACTCATGCCGGTTCGCCCTCGATAACCTGCTGATTTGCTTGGCTTTCCACTGGCGTGCCGATGCGCGCCGCAACCGCACCGCTCACCATGATCTGAACCGCCATCAACGGCGCGCCATCCACCTGGATGCTCTGAGGAAGCTTCTGGTGCAGATAGGGCAGCGCTTCCTTGAGGGCGGTAAGCTGCCGGTCAAACACCTCCAGCCGGTCGCATTTCAGATTCTCGCGCAGCTGCTCGGGATCCATGCCGGCAATCTCAAGCAAGCGCTCAAGCGGGCTTCCGTGCTTGTCTATCAGGTGCCGCACCCATTCGCGGGTCGCGCGATTGCCCGCACCTGGTGGCCGGCCTGCGCCGATGCGCGCGGGCGGTGGCGCCAGGTCCGGTGCAAGCGCTGGCTGATCCAGGGCAGGCCGCGCGGCGGCTGCTGCCGCTTCCTTGATCTCGCGCCGCTCCGCACGCTGGCGCTCTCGGTGGCGCTGCTTCGGGGTCTCGGCGGTCATGCCGGAATACCCCAGTTTTTATTCGCCTGCCTGTTACGCGCCGTTGCGGCCAAGCGTAACGGCTGCAACATAGACAGAATAAGGAAAATCTCTCTCTTTTTATGCCTGTTACGGTTGTTACGGCCCGCGCGCGCGTATGAGAACGCAATAGGGGCACCACACCCGGGCGCTCGCGGCATTACATGCGCGCGCGAAAGCGTAACAGGTGCAACAAGCGCGCAAGCCCTTGATATTGCAGCGGAAAAGGCGTTACAGCTAACGCAACACGGCGTAACATCTGCCACAGCATTGAAAACAAAGGGAAAGCCCCCTTCCCTGACCCCCAAGGCCCTGATCTGCCCCCAAGCCCGCGCGGAATGCCTGCCTTCAGCCCTGGGGGCCGGGGAAACGGGCAAGGCCGGGCTGCGCCTGGCCCGAGGGGCTGGGGCAATCATGCGGCGGCGCTGGGCTGGGCTGAGGGTTGGGCGTTCATGCGGCGGTATCAATCGCCGGTAGAACAACGGGCAGGAATGTTTCGTCTTGCGCTGGCGTTAAGGTTTCTGCAACCTTTGAGGCGGGGCGAGGGGCTAGGCTCAACCCCTCCGTGCCTGCTGGTCGCCAAGACAAGCCGGCACGGTCGGCCATCATCCAAAGGGGGACCGCATGACGCGAGGGCGCGCGATTTCGGAGCGACCACATAGAAACCGTGTCCGCCCTAACGCATAGCCGGGCGGCTACCTGCTTGGGGCCGCCCAAGGCGGCGATCACGGCTCGCAATTCCATATTTCGCCCATTACCTCACCTTGCGTGGGGTCGTCAACCTCACTAAACGGTGGGGCCGGAGGAAGCGCCATGTCTGCTATGGTCTTGGCTATGGGTGATCTGAAAACCGGGCGCGCGCTTGGCGAGGCTGCGCAAGATTTGCCGGCCATCGGGCGGCGCCTCCAGGCGGCGCGGCGATTGGTCGGGCTGCGCCAGCGCGACATTGCAGCGCTGGCCGGCGTCAGTGAAACCGCGCCCACCAATTGGGAAGCGGGTTTGCGTCGGCCCAAGGTGTCGGAAGTGGCGCGGCTGCTGCCTGTTCTCGGCATTGATTTAGATTGGCTCTATCTGGGCGATGATCGCGGCCTTAACTGGGAAAAACGCGAAGCGCTGGCCAAAACCATTGAAGAAACCGGCGCATCTGGTGATGTCGCGCTTGCCAAAGCCGCATCCTGATCCGGCTGCAATAGACGATCATTTGATCAACATGCCGGAGCGTGTTTCCGGCATGCTTGAAGAGCGGGCTCTCTGGATTTGGTGGGGCTGCTATTTGCTCCCACCGATTGTGCTTTTCCCGGCTCTCTGGAAGTGGCCTGTTGTACGTTTTCTGTTTGATGATTTTTGGACTTTCTGCGCGCTTTGGTTGGGCGCATTTCCTTTCACGTACTCCGGTTTAGACTGGTTGCGCTTTCGGCTAAAGTGCCGCGAGGCAACCTTGCGTGCGCGCCACGGGTACTGGCGCGCTCTTGGACCTTTCAAAAGGTGAGAATGGGCCTTGTCAAACCTCACGCAATGTGAGTATGTTCCGCCACCCGCTAAGGAGGCGGGCAGGCATGACAAGCGAAAAGCTTCGCAATTTATCCCAAACATTCAAGGCATGGGCTGGGGTTTCTTCCGGCGTGGTGCTGAGCCCGGATCAGGCGCTGGGCGTATCCCTTGCGCTGCAATCCGCGGCGGATCAGGTGGCCGGCATGGAAGGCGCGCCGGTTCCGCCCTGGCTGGCCGGCGATGACCTGGGCGCCAATGTGGTGCGCTTTTCCGATTTCGCCCCCGCGCCGCGCCCCGCGCCAGTCGCACCACGGGGGGCAGCATGAGCGATTCTGAATGGAAAGAAGTGCCGCAAGGCCGGCGCTCGGCGCGCTTTGGGGTGGGCCTTGGCATTCGAACGTTTCTTCGTTTGGCGCTGCGCCAGCGCTCCGGCGAGACTATTCTTGAATTGAGCATGAACGAGCCTTTGAGGCAGGACCTTAACTGGTGGCCGAATGATCGGCTGGGTTTTTCGCGTGGGGTCGGGTCAATGTCCGGCCATCTCAAGTTCTACAAGCAGGGCAAGGGCCGGAAGTTTTGCATTCTGAATAATTCGCCGCTCCTGATCGCGCGATTTATCGCCCCATCAGAATGGAAAGTGCTGAAAGGTGATCTGGAGATCAAGGCTTTCTCATCTCAGAACGGG